TAGAAGGCGTGTATGACGAAAAACTGGTTGAGCGTTACAACGTAAACCAGATGTCGCTTACGGCGATTGGTTGTACGTCACAGAGTGAGGCGCACCGCCGGGGCCGCTGGGCTATTCTGTCGAACGCGCGCGACGGTACCATTTCTTTCGGGGTGGGGTTGGATGGCTACATTCCGTTACCGGCGGAGATCATCGGTGTGGCTGACCCGTTCCGCGCCGGTAAACAGAACGGCGGTCGCATCAGCGCGGTCAGTGGCCGAAACATTACCCTTGACCGGGCCGTTGACTACGCAGCAGGTGACCGGCTGGTGGTCAACCTGCCTGACGGGTCGGCGCAGACCCGCACCATTGGCGCTGTCAGCAGTGACAAGAAAACGGTGACCGTGAATACTGCATTCAGCCAGCCACCGGCGGCGGGTGCGGTGTGGGCCATCGACAGTGACAGCCTGGCGATTCAGTATTTCCGTGTGACCTCCATCAGTGCGAACGATGACAGTAACGGCGGCTTTACCATTACTGCCGTACAGCACGACCCGAACAAATACCGGTACATAGATGATGGGGTGCGCATCGACCCGGCGCCGATCACCGTCACCCCGATCAGCGTAATACCCGCACCGAAAAACATCATCATCACAGAGGTGGATCATGTTGCCCAAGGGCTGAACGTTGCGACGATGAATGTCACCTGGGACAAGGTGGATGGCGCTATTCGCTATATGGCTCAGTGGCGCAAGGATAACGGGGACTGGATCAACGTCGCCGTCACAAGTGCGCAGGGCTTTTCAATTCAGGGCATTTATACCGGCAGCTATGACGTTCGCGTTCGCGCCATGAATGCCCAGGAGTCTTCTTCTCCATGGGGCTACGCTGATACTACTTATCTGACCGGGAAAACCGGTAAGCCAGGCACACCGCAGAATCTTCTGGCAACGGATGATGTTGTGTGGGCGATTGATGTGACGTGGTCCTTCCCGGATGGATCGGGTGACACATCCTATACCGAGCTGCAGCGCGCCACGACGGACGACAAAGCCAACCCTGAGCTGCTGGCACTGCTGCCATACCCGGCAGTCAGTTACCAGCACGGCCCCATGCCTGCAGGAGTGCGGCAATGGTACCGGGCGCGACTCGTAGACCGTATTGGGAATGTCGGCGACTGGACTGCCTGGGTTATGGGTACCTCGTCTATTGATGTCAGTGCCATCACCGATGACATTCTGAATGACATGAAAGAATCGGAAGTATTTAAGGACCTGATAGAGAACGCCGTAGACAGCAATGAAACTATTGCCGGAATGGTGACAGATATTCAGGAAAACGCCGATCAGCTTGAGCAACAGGCGTTACAAATCCAGCAAAACTCCGATGGCCTTTCAAAGGCTGAAGTAAAAATCGATGAAATCAGTCTCTCAATGGATGGGATGACCGGCGGGGTCAAAAACTCCTCAATTGCCGTGATCCAGAACAGCCTGGCGCAGGTGACTTCCCGCCGATCCCAGACTGTCACCAATAACGATAATGTGGCAAAAATTGACCGGATAGACACCACCATCGCGGATACCAGCCAGGCAGTTGCCCGGGCGCTGGTTACGCTTGATGCGTCTGCGGGTGGGAATGTTTCGAACGCGACTGACCTGACGGAAACGCTGGCTGACTTTACCCAGGCATCCGCCACGAAGATTAACTCTCTGACGGTGACGGTGAACGGGCAGACCGCTGCCATCAACCAGACAGCGCAGGCGGTGGCAGATGTAAACGGCAATCTCAACGCGATGTATAACATCAAAGTTGGCGTTGCCGCTAACGGCCAGTATTACGCTGCAGGTATGGGCATAGGGGTACAAAATACACCCGGCGGCATGCAATCACAGGTAATTTTTCTGGCAGACCGTTTTGCTGTTACCACGCAGGCCGGTGCCGTTGTATCGCTGCCATTCGTTATTCAGAACGGGCAGACCTTCATCCGGGAAACGTTCATTCAGGATGGCACCATCAGCAACGCCAAAATCGGCAACTATATCCAGTCGAATAACTATGTGGCAGGTGCTGTTGGCTGGAAGCTTGATAAAGGCGGCTCGTGGGAGAATTACGGCACCGACGGTACCGGAGCAATGAAGCAGACAAACGTTACCATCAGCATCAGAGATACAAACCGCTTGCGTGTGCAGATCGGAAAAATTACGGGGGTATTTTAGTGGCATGGGGAATTCAGACCTGGGACGCCAGTGGCACCCCCAATAACTATGGGCTTGTGCCCATCAGCGTACTGGGGTTTTTCGCGGTTGCTGCCGGGCAGCAGTCGGGGGCGGCGAGTTATGTAGTCCCCGCAGGGTTTCGCATGGAATTTCTGCAGGTGACCGCCAGCGCCAACTACACCACAGCACGTCGCACTATTACCGTGTCAGGAGGCACCATCACCCTTGGCGCTGCGGCCGAAAATAATTTCGGCGCAGAAACCTATCCGGCGATCAACGGATTTATCATTGTTTATCTGAGGGCAAACTAATGGACTGGGGAGCATTACTGGTTACAGAAAACGGCGCGCCATTCATCACGCCACGGTCGATACCTCTGGCGATGTACAGCAAAAAGAGCGCTGATATTTCCACATCCTCCGGCGCGGTGACAACTATTTCACAGGCGTTTCCCGCGGGCAGGCCTGTCATCCCTTTTGTTTACACGACAATTAGCTGTATTGTGAGCTACACCGTTGTGGAGAATGTCTGCAACGTCACGTTCAGCAACCCATCCGGGGCCGGTACCGCATACGTGTATTTTTTCACGATTTTCCAGCAGACGTTGCCGGACTGGGGTATTGCCATCTGGGACGAACAGGGTGTCTGCATCCTGACAAACGAAACCAGGGTGCTAAAAGATCTTCAGGCAATCGGCACAAACGGAAGCGACAGCGCTGGTTTTTCGATTAACACCACGCTGCCAGGAAAGTTCGGCATCATTCCATCAACGTCCGGCCTGGCGACAGGGGTTATCATTGACGGTGGAACGCGCCCCTGGTCATCACAGTATTTCTTTTCAGCAGTTTTCAATGGTGCAACAACACAGATTGAACAGGCAATGAACGGAGGCAGCGCCGGGAGCGGGGTTTCCAATCTTGTCTATCACAATATGAAGAACAGCGTCTATGCGCTGAACCTCGCTAATTACGACTGATAAATTGATCGTTTTAAACGATCAATTGTTGTAAAACGATCTGATAAAGCAATTATCAATATTTAATGGTTGCTGTTATGTTTTCTTGAAATATTAAATTCATCACGAGTCAACCATGAGAAAATACATTTCGGTTATTCTCGCAACCTTCATGATTGCAGGATGCTCTTCTATTCCGCCGCGCCAGCCCCCAGTATGCACTGCATCTGCGATGATCGGCGGGCAGATGACAACGGTTCAGATATATGACATCAAGAAAATAAACGGGCAAACAAAATACAGGGCCGGTTATCCCTTTAACTGGAAATATGTTATCAGGAATAATTTTAGCCGTTCCACATGCCAGTAAATTTCTAATATCAGCAGAAACATAAACCCGCTTCGGCGGGTTTTTTATTGCCGGAGAAAAAATGATTTATAACGCAGGTACGATTTCATTCAGCGGGAATACGGTTACAGGTAGCGGGACAAATTTCACTGCGCCAGCCAGCCAGATCCGTATCGGGCAGACGCTGCTGATTGCATCCAACCCCGTGCAGCTCGTTCAGATAACGACAATCAACAGCGCCACATCCCTTACCGTTACGCCTGCAGCATCACCGGCAGTCAGTGACCAGCGTTACGGTATTTTTGTTACGGACAGTCTTTCCGTTGACGGGCTCGCCCAGAGCATTTCCCAGCTCATCAATGAATATGATGAGAACATCGGTGCATGGGAAACTTTTGCCACTACGACAGCCAATCAGAGTGTCACTGTTACCATTAACGGGCAGAGCTTAATCATCCCTGCGATTGGTAAGTTACTGCAAAAGGGAAGCAATGGCGCACTGCCTGTTGCAAGCGGAGGGACAGGGGCTACTGATGCTGCAGGTGCCAGGAAAAATATAGGCTTCGTTAACGATGCGCTGCCTGTTGCCATGGGCGGTACCGGTGCAACTAAGGCAGAGGACGCTCGCTCAAACCTCGGTTTGGGAGACTTGGCCACCGAAAAAAGTACAGGAATTAAAAAGCAGGTAGTGAAATTAGACCCGCAGCTTGGCAGCTCTGTAGAGC